GTTAAACTTTATGATGGAATAGCAAACATTATTGTTGACGACGGAAAGTTTACTGGGCAATACAGGATGACATCTGAAGACAATCCAACAGTGTATGACCTTGCCGTAGAGTACCAAGACATCGGTGCCACAAGAAGATTCTTTTTGTACATCAATAACAAGATTGTTGCAACGGTAGATGATGAGAATCCCCTACCACTTTACAGCAATATGGGTCTTTTCGTAAGAGGTTCTTCTAGATGCATGTTCGAAAACATATATGCTTTAACAAACAACTATTCTCAAAACACAAGCTATGCACTAGATACCCCAATTCGTGAGGTGTTTAACGAAGATCTGGAGATAGACGTAAACGATTCTTTTAGAAAATATGCCATGAGTGGTGTGGTCCAAGCAAGTTACTTGTCTGGAATTAGCCCATCGCAATCGCCGCAGTATGATATTTATTTTGAAGAGTTTGGCACAATTATGAGAGAGGCCGCTTACTTTGACGTAAGGTATGATAAGGCCTATCCCGCACTGTACGCCAAGCTTTCGCCAACTTTTAATAAAATTAAAGGATACACCGTTTCTGGTTTTATGGCGGGGGCATACGGGGCAGAGTTCTTAATATTTAACGCCACAGATACCGCAATTAGTCTAGACGAAACTACAGGGAACTACCTTCGGATACAAGGTGTTACCTTTACCCAGCAATCTCAAAACGAGCTAACCGTCGACGAATACTTTGAAAAAGTTGGCAACCTTTCTGACCCGCAGTTTGAGCAAGGTAATACTCTTGCAATTTCTCCAATTAAGACTAGGCAGCAATATCAAGATATCAAATTCAGCAGAATGACTAATGGACGAAAAGAGTTTGCCCTTGATGCCAAATACATTCAGTCAGACGATGATGCCCAAAACTTAATGGGCTGGATTATTGACAAAACAATGAAGCCTAGAAAATCTGTAGGAGTTAGGTTGTTTGCCAATCCAATGATCCAGCTTGGAGACATTGTGACTATAGAGTATTCTAAAGATGGGGTCGATCAAGTGCTTTCAAGCAATAGTCGATTTGTAGTGTACAACATCAGCTACACCAGGTCAAACCAGGGTCCAGAGATGGAGCTATTTTTAAGTGAGGTAAAGAATGGTTAGTGCAACACCTAATAACCCAGACATAGTGGCAACAACTAGTAATACTGGAATTAAAATTGCAGACCCCGACATCATTCTTTTTAATAATGACAACATTCCAGTAGAGGTTATGGCCGATTTAATATTTGAAGATATCGGCGGAACAGAAATTTTAAATATTGCAAGAACTGATCTAGTTAATGGTCAGTCTGTTATATATGCACCTATTAAAAATTTAGCACAAATTTATTTAAAATATAACCCACAGAATATTCTTTCGTTGCAAGAAACAACGGGAGAAATATTTGATAACTTCCCGATTAAGCTAGGTAGGCACGTACCATCTGTTGGCAATGGGCCAAATGGTCGCAACGTTTACATGAACCCAATTAATGGAAACATTGTTGTAGACGTAATAAATATAGAACGCAACGAGCAGGTTGAAATACAGATCGCCAACACTGGCAGCACGTTTGATGATACAATATATACTGAGGAATCATGATAACTAATACTGGAAAAAACATACTTGCAAAATACTTGGTTGGCCAGGCACCAGCCTACGCTTCATACCTAGCGATTGGATGTGGGGCAAAACCGTTAAACACGGGTGCTGTTTTTGCAGATTATTCAGACAAGAAAACTTTAGACTTTGAAATGTTTCGTGTCCCCATTACATCAAGGGGTTATGTAAATGAAAACGGAGTTGACAAAATTGTGTTTACTGCAGAGCTCCCAACAGAAGAGCGTTATGAAATTTCTGAGGTAGGAGTTTACTCAGCAGGGGCAAACCCCTCTGCGGCAAATTTTGATAGCAGAACAGTATATTCATTTACAGAAAATGAAAACTGGGAATGGCACAGATCTACTGACGCTATCTCTATTCCAGTTATTTACGAACCACTAGACGACCAGCTTGACGATAACGTAATTCGTCCACAGTTTGACATTAACGGTAATGGAAGTATAGATGCAGGTACTGATGAAGAAGATTTGCCAGTATTTCAAACCAATGCAGACAATAGAATTTTTACAGAAGCGGGCAGAGTCGCAAGGTATGAACGATGCAGGTTTTTGAATAACATTATCATGATGCGTGGAGATCAGGCAGATCTATCCACAGATGTTGACGGAAACATTGTTTATAATTCTGGAAATCATATTCACCTTAACGGAGTTACTCTTAATTTAGATAGAAATGCACCAACAGATGAAATAAAGCTTGCCTTTTCTTTGGTAAATAAAGACGGGAACTCTCCAGTAACAAGCCCAGATAGGGTTTTAATTATGGTTGAGTTTGCCTCTACAGATCAATCTGGGGTGGGCGAATATGCAAGATTTGAAGTTGACGTATCCGATACACCAGGCGACGACATTTTTGATTTTAGCAGCAATAGATATTTCGTAATTACCAAACAACTGCAGGAGTTAACCAAGAGCACTGGGTTTTCCTGGGACGCAGTTGCAATTGCCAAGGTATACGTTTCAGTGCTAGACGATGCAGGCAATCCAGATTCAGGGTACTACGTTGCAATAGATTCTTTGAGATTTGAAAATGTAACCACCCAGAATCCCTTGTACGGCCTAACAGGATATTCTGTTATTAAAAACACAGACGCAGAAACCATTGTCAAAACATCAAACAGCACCAACTTTGTGGAATTTAGATTTGCAGTTGGGATTGAGTAATGGCAGATTCAGGAATTAAGAAAGCAGCCTTTTTACAAGATAGTTTGCCAGACATTAATGTGGACCTAGAAGGTTATTTAGTAAGGTATAGAATTGTTTCTGAAGACAGAAATAGAACATCCCATTGGTCACCGATATTTCTTGTTAAGCCCAACTATGATTTCTTTTCTGGAAACACGGATTTAAGCAAAGTTTCAAATCACATTAATATTATTTGGGATCCCGTACGTATTGAAAAAGATGGAAATTATCTAAGAATTGCCAACGAGTACGATATTTGGATTAAGTGGGATAAGGGAGACGGGGGAGACTGGATTTACGAAGAAAGGGTAGAGGGCAACTCTGCCGTTTTTATTATTCCAGACACGTATTTTGTTGGCGGGGTAGATCAAAACTCAAAGCCAAATCAGGCAACTATAGAGATATTTTTAAGGGGCACGCCAATTACTAGAGATAAAGATTTTCTTAAGGTCTATACTATTGGACCAGAAACAGTTTAAGTGATATAATAGGAGATACTATGGCAAAAATTCCACTACCAGAACGAGGTCAACCACTAGACCTAACTTACATATATAACTTGGCATCAGCAATTAACGAGCTTTCTGATCAGGTATCGCCCTCCACATACAAGTATGTAACAATAGATACGCCTTCGGCTGGAAAGCAGAGCGTAAAGGCATCAGAGGCAAGAATCATTGCTGGTTTTGTAGAGGTAACAAATAACAGTACAGTTTCTTCGGGCAACGAAAAAACATTTTCATATGATTTTTCAACAGACTTTAAGTATGCTCCAATAGTAACCGCAACACCAGTTAACGTTGGAAACACTCAGGCTGGTAAAGATGTTTCTGTAGTTTTAAAAACAGTAACAACCTCCAGGGTAGAGGGTGTTGTAAGGTTTAACACAAGCGGAGATTTGTCTGTAGGAGTAAACTTAACAATTGTAGGTATACCTAACTAGGAGTTAGAATGACCTCCAAGGGTTATGCAACTAGGGAAGAATATAACAACGCACCAATTATTCCTGGAAATAAAAAGGTGTGGTTCTTAAATGGCAATCTTGTAAGGGTTCATCACCTTAATCGATCTAATGGGATTATGTCTGTTTACAATATTATTGAGGATAAAATCGAAAGTTGCTTGATTTCTGATTTTAAAAAAAATAGGCAGCGAGCATATACAGTTGGAGAGACTGCCCAGCTAGTTAATAGGCATAAAAAATACATGCCGAGCCTCATGAACAGGGGCGTAATCCCAGAGCCCACAGGAAGCCAAAAAGGTGGTGCTAGGGGATGGCAGGTAAGAAGTTATTACTCAGAGTCGCAAGTAAAAGAAATTCGTGATATACTTGCTACCTATCATATGGGAAGGCCCAGGAAAGACGGGCTAATAACAAATGATATAACTCCTACAATTCAAGAGTTGACTCGGAGAATGGGAGATGGTATACTTACCTATACGAGAACAGAAGACGG